TGTTGCATGGCGTAGGTTGCAGCCATGTTTGTGACTGTGGCCAAGGCTGCTTGTGGGTTTTGTATTGCCGATGCTATCAAATTAATTGTGGCGCCGCCATTGGGACCAAGACCGGCCGCCAGGCCTCCAATGATGCCATTGGCTGCACTTGATACTACCCCACCCACAATGTTTGATGCCTGTGCCTGAAGTTGTTGTTGTAATTGTGCTCCGTTGGTTATACCTTGTGTCAAACTTCCCAGACTGGGCACACTGAATCCACCGGCATTGATACCACCCGCTGATGATAATACTGTGCCAGTTCCAAATAGTCCACCAAAGGCTCCGGTACTGGTATTGACGAGACCAGCACCAGCACCAAAATTTACAGGTGTGGTTTGATCAGTGTACAAGGGACTGATACCAGCCAAGTCAGTGATAGTGTCAGGGGCACGGCTGTATCCACCCTGTCCATTGTCTACCAGATTTGTGCCATCGGCAGGAGCGATCGGACTTGGTATGGCATCGTAATGTAAATCAACAAATCCACCTGCATTATTAGAGGTAGTGTATCCTGTGAGATATTTTACTGTTTCGTACTGAATGGTCATTTCATGACTGAGCAGGCTGGTTTCTCCGTTGACATGATCGCCATGCTTGAAAGCAGTGATGGTAGGATTGACCAACTGATACTCACTGAAGTTTTTCTGATACAGGCTGTATATTCTTATGGCCTGTATATATTGATAGGCCTGATGTCCGTTGAGATTGGCTCCTACTGGTTGTCGCCTTGGACTATATCCCCAATCAAAACTGGAACGACTCTGATACTTGTGCGGTGTGTTGTAAGTAGAATCGGCGTAGTCGGGATCTCTAAAGAAGAAACTGTAATAATCGTACCAGAAGTTTCTCACATTGTCTGACTGATCATCATGAAACACAATTTGCACAGGATCATATTTGATACCGTTTTGCACAATGTTTTTACGATTGTAGGCATTGTGTGTTTTTGTGTCTATGGTAAATTTTGGTAATGTAGCACTTTTGACTAACATGCCTAATTCTCTAGCTGGAGCATTGCCACTACCTGTGCTTTTGTATTGCAAGGTCTGATCAGAAATATTTGTGATCAGGGGGTTAAAATCAAATTCCACATAAAATAAAAATCCATACTTGGGACTTAATCGGAAATTATCGTCAGTGAAGATTCTGGCTGCATGACGATAGTCTCGAACAACTGTTTCACGTGCTGGAGTAAGGAATTTGTTAATGCTCATACTAATATTTATCCATAAAAAAACCCGAGGTTTTCAAGCTCGGGTTCGGTGATAAATTTTATCAATTAGTTAACGCTGTCGCCTCTTGGGAATACTACTGTTGTTCCGACACCACCACCAATGGTTTGTACAGCATTGTCAAAGCGGATGTTTATGGCAATTTGAACAGGATCATTGCTGCCGTAACTCATGTCACCATAGTCAACGGAACTTAGGAAGCAACCTTCTAGATCCCATTGCTCAAGAATCACTGGGGTTGTCTGACCGTTGCCACCATCAAGCACATCAAACTCCATGCGGAATTTGTAATCGATGCCTGCTGGTGCTGAACTTTGTTCCATGAAATCAAACTGCTTCTGAATCTGCTCGCCAACGAGTTTGCTGACTTGACCAGTGGCATCATCACGGAAATTGATTGTGGTTTCTTGCCATTCTGGTTTGCCTTGCAAGTATACTTTGGAGTTGTAAACGTCAATAGTCACAGGACTAAATGTCACGTTAGGACGCTTGATGTCTACCACTTGCTTGGTTAATTCTGTTGTTACGTTTGTCACACCAAAGTTGTAAAAACTCGCACGGAAGCGATACTTTAATTTTGGCATCAAAAGACCTTGGCTGGAAGCACTTTGATCGTTTGATAGTGGGACTGTGAATTTGCTTAAACTTGCTACGGCCATGTTATTCTCCTATGCACTTATTTATCTATATTTTAACTTGACGATGTTCCCAGGTTTGCAAGAGCACCTGGATTATACAACGCGATAGGAATGTAAATAAATTCAACATCACGTGCTGGTTCAATTGCCACATCCACATACAATTGATTGTTGGCAATTGTGCTGGAAGTATTGTTAGTGCTGTCACACACTACCAAGAAGTCGTAGATACCACGCTTGCTTAAAATATCGTTTAAAGCACTTTCGATCTGTGTTGCGATTGATTTTCTTGTGACTTGATCGTTGGGTTCAAACAAGAAACCATTGGCTACAGATTTGAATATGGTTCTTAGATAGTTTTCTAAACGTACCACATTGATTCTGTTGCGTGATGTGCTTGTGCCCGACTTGGTTTCCTGACCCCAAACCACAATACCAACTCCTGGTAACTGTGTCACAGGATTGATGTTCATGGTGTACAGGCTGTCACGTAAACCTTGACCAATGGAATTATGAACCCATGAGCCTGTGTTGGCATCAACATAACCTACATCTTGGATGTTGCTGACTAGACCACGATTTGTTCCAGCCGGAGCAAACCATGGATAGCTGACTTGGTCACTGTACAAGAATGTGCGTAGTACAGCATAACTGGGCGGCACAGCAATGGTGTTGCCGGTCAAATCAGTTGTAACACCGCTTGGGTAATAAACACCCAGGTATGGACTTGCTGTGGCTAATCCGTTGCCATTGGTGTTGCTGTTCCAGTTGCTGATTGCTGTGGCTGTTGCTGCCAGGGTGATTGGTGTATCGCCGATTACGAAACCGGTTTCACCACGATCTGTGTTTAGTGTAACTAGATTGTCGATTAACTCTGGATATCCAGGAGCACACAACAGGTTAAACTGATACAAATCTTCACGAATTTCTAGATTGCTGTCCAACGCACTCTGCATGGCTGCTACAACGATGGCTCGCTGTGCGGCTGTGCCGGCTTTCATGCTGCCATCTTCGTTGAGACCGCTGGCAGTGATCCAGGCGCCTGACTCTGTGGGCAGGCTAGTTGGTAAACCAATGCTGTTGGCACCAACGTCTGGGAAACTGACATCATTGTAATAGTTAGACACATAACGCTTGACATTATAGCCTGAGCGACGTGTGTTAAACAACAAGATACCACGTGGATATAATCGATAATCTGGAGCATCTAGATCAAGATAATTGCTGGTTAGCAGACTTGTAATTGCTGGTAAATCATCTACCACTGGATCACTGGTGCCATTGGTATCCCAGCGTGCATCAGCAAACACAATACCATTGCTGGTTGTTTGGTCTGCTTTATCAATGGCTGTCCAAACTGGACTTGCTCCACCGGACACACAACGATATAATTTTGGATAGTTGATTAAGTCACTGGTGTCTAACCAGAGATCTCCAGCTACAAGAGCACTGGCATCACTTTGAGTGGTTGGCTCAGTGGCACTGACAATAACACCGGCTGGATCTGTGTTTCCTAAATTATATCCGCGGCTGTCGCTGGCCACGTTTTGATAACCTCTCCAACCCGAAGAAGTGTTGATCATGATGTCAACATCGGCAGCACTGCTGTAGTACCAATATGTACCACTGGCTGGAGATGCGTAAGGTGCTGAGTCGGTGATTTCAAGGTAGTCTTCGTATGTTACATTATGGAAATTACTGACTATAAAGGCTCCTGTGACTGTGTTTTTTCTATAACCACTGCCCTGAGTTGGATGTCCAACAGCGTCAGAAGCAAATCCAGCATCAGTCAATGGTGTGCCAGACACATCTGTTAATATCAATTGTCCACCGGTTTGATGTGTGATACTGATTGTGCCGTTGCTTTCAACCGCTGCTGTCACATAAGGAATGTTGGCAGCCAAAATATCAGTTACAAACGAAGCTGCCGTTGTGCCCGACAAGGTAATTGTTACTGGTGCGCCAACTTCTTCAATGCCAGGTGTGGTGTAATCAATGCTAAAACTTTCGCCAATGGTAAATGCACTTGGAGTGCCAGTGAAAGCAATAGCTTCTCCATTGGTTTCTGCGGACGAAGGTTCTTCAACCCGATATATACGCAAACCATTGGCCGTTGTATCAGCAGAGTTGTAAGTGACCAAACATTGCCCAGGTTGAATATTTACACCTCCACCAATGGGATCAAGACCATAGTATGAATTGTTGGTGTTTAAATAGGCAGGAACGGATTTTGTTTGGAATGTGCCAGTGGTAGAACTATACTGTTTCAACACAACATTTAGACCACCTCCGGTGTTGCCTAATTTCCACCAGACGCTGCCGGTTGGACGTGGTTCGGTGTCTTGAGTGAACCATCCACCGCTGGGTTGTTCGGCATAGTTTCCATAGAACAAGTAAGGAGCATAATAATTTCCTGCAGTGATTCCCAACACGGTACTGATATTCATCGTGCCATTGGCAATAGTAATTCTACCATTGGTGGCTGCCGAAGTGCAGAACAACAATAATTTGCCTCCAACTGCTGCTGCTTTGACGCCAGTAATGGCCGCTGTGTTGATATCGCTGACCAAAGAGGTCACCGTGGTGCCTGTGGCTACAACAGTTGCTCCGTTGATGACTAGGGTGTTTGCAATGGTGATACTTGGTCCAGTAATAGTTCCGGTAACTGCAGGAACAGACAATTGCCATAATGTGGATCCTACTTGTACCCAGGCATTTGATCCTGGGCCGCTGGTACTGGTTGCCACTGAATCTGTGCCGGTTTTTTTCCATAATCTCAGAGAATTTGGATTTGTGCTATCTGTATCTACTGCCACAATAGCATAGCTACCAATGGTGCCGATTGATTGTTTGGGTTTTGGAACAGCGTAAGCAAAATTGCCATCGTTTTCAACCTGTGTGCTGTCGGTGATTACCAATGGGGTTATTTTATCAAAATCACCGTCAGTGCGATTTAGACTGTGGATTCCCCAATCGGTGTTTACAGTGTCCAACCAAAGTACACCATCGGCAGGATTATTTGTTGGACGAACGCTGGTACCAACCAGTTGATCTAAGTCAACATCGGCACGAATAGCATATAGTTGATTTCCTAGACCCAAGGCACTGTATGCTGTCATCAATCCGTATTCGTTTAGTTCTCCTGCATGTACTGGTGTGCCTGCAGAACTCAGGCGGAATGTGGGTGTGCCCATGGCTGTTACCAAATCACGCTGACTGGTAAAACTTTGCAGTTTACCTGCATTGGCAGCCGATGTACCCGAAGCAATCGCTCCGTTGTAGGTTTTGTTTTCAGCTGTGGCCAAAATAACTAAGGGTACTGATCCAACAGCATTGGATACATACTGACTCTGATCATTGATGGAAATTTGAATTCCTGGGGAAACTAGTGCCATGGTTATAATCCTTTATATATCATGTTAAAGTTATTTATTAAGAAGTGATGTTTTTTGGGCACAATGGTGCCCTTAATTAAGGTTTATTATCGTTTTGGCGGTTAAATACACATATGACTAGACCTTTGTGCCCAACTTGTAGCGCCAGACCTGTGGCCATCAATTGCCACCGTGGCGAACAGATATACTATCGACGTCAATGTGATGCTTGTTTGCGTGCAGGGAAAAAATTAAAACCCAAACCGCCGGCCTGGGCTCAAAGTGGTTACAAGAAAAAAGAACGTTGTGAGTTATGTAATTTTAAAGCCAAATATATCAAACAGTTGTTTGTGTATCACGTGGATGGCAATTTGAAAAACACTAATGGGTTCAATTTAAAAACTGTGTGTGCCAACTGCACTATTGAACTATCAACCGGTCGTCTGCCTTGGCGGCCGGCTCCCTTAGTACCAGACTTCTGACTTGGTTGTACAAGTCCTCAATGGTGCCGTTGTTGTCAATCACAGCATCAAATTTGGTGCCCACCCAGGCAGTTTCGCTGACATGAATACCCTGTGCTTGTAGGTATGCTGTGGCACTTTGCACCTGCTGATTGGCTGCTACTGCCGAATCATACCATTCAGGCAAAGGACCGCGTTTGACCCAGACCACTTGACCGCCGGCACGCTTGATTGATTGAATTTCGTTGGGGAATCGGCAGTCGCTGATCACAATGCTGTCACGGCTGGCTCTAAGTTTGTTTTCTACACTGGCGATCCAGATATCGTCATGAAAACTTCTACGACATACTTCGGTTCCCCAGAGTTGTAGCACCAGCCTGGGAGTCAAATTTGGCATGTTTAATCTTTGACTCCACCAAGGGTCCACTTGCTCTCGCCACTCACGGGCCTGTTTGGTGCGTCCTTCCAGAAGTTCTCTGTCCCAGTTAAACACAGCCGCAACCGCATCTTTGAGTGTTCCAGCAAAACTGTCTCGCCTGAATTCGTGGAAATTTACCAGGTAGTCGGCAATGGTGTCTTTGCCTGATCCAATAAAACCGCAGATGCCAATGATCATAAAAAATGCTCCGTTGTATAGGAGCATTATTACATGTTTTCGTCAGACTGTCAATTAGCCTGTTACCCAAGTGAGCGGTTGGCTGCCGTCCACAAAGGTTTTGAGTTCTTCTTCTAGTTTTTCCATTTCAGCCAGGGCTTCTTGTTTGAGAGCGTCACCGTTTAGGCTAGCACCACCCTGTGGTCCTGCGATTTGACTGAACTTGCTACGTGCTTCACCTAGGATACGCTTGCAGAAGCTGTAGGCATACTCTTGTACCCAAGGAAACGCATAGGTGTCATTTAGGATCATTTGATCAGGTTTGGTGTTGTACATCCAAAGCAGGACTGATTCTTGTTGTTCTTCGGGTGGATTAACACCTTGAAACGGCATCTTGCGTACCACCGTTAATTTTTTTGTAGTGGGATTAAATGTAAAGTTTATAAAACCACCAAACATGGTCATTGCTAGTTTTTGGTAACTGGCAAACATTTGATAATTGGTCAGCCCACCCACACGTCCGGCCACTAGCATGTAGGTGTTTAAATAACCCGATGCAAATGGTTCAAACTGGCTGGCAGTGGTGCCCGACACTGATCCGATGCCGCGTCGATACACAGCACGAATGGTCTGTACTTCTTTGGGCAGGATATATTCTTGTGTCTCTGGCATGAGTTGGAGATGTGCATAACTTTCCTCCACTGAGTTGCCGGCACGCTGACGATACTTGATCAGGGCCTGTGTAATTCCCATTTCATAATGTTCTTTGTCCAGTTCAACATCAACTATGCCATCACCTAGTCGCATGCGAACATAATCTGTGATGGCTGCACGTAGGCTGTTGGTAGTGTTACCATACTCCCAATTGGGATCTTGTACACCGGGAAAATCTATATCGGGACTGCCAGGAAATGCAATATGAGCACCCGACTGTGTGCCAGTGTTGGCATTGAACAGACTTGTGGTTGTTATATTGTTGTTGGCGTCAAAGCCAGATTCGACTGTGACATTTCCTGCATAGGGTGTGGCCATGTGCTACTCCATTAATACAGTATTTATTACTGAACTCGGAGTAGTACGGTTTCTGCGTTGACACGGCCGTTTAGGCGGGTTTCTGTGGCTTTGATAGCTTCTAAAAATTTGCGTAATTCTACTTTGGTAGCACGAGCAAATTCTTTGAGTTTTTCCTCGGGTTTACGCAAGGTCTTGGTCACTGACTTGACTTCGTCGTAGCCTATGATTGAGGTTCCTTTGATATTGAGTGGGCCCTTGAGACTGTCAGCCGTGTATTTGCCTAATTTGCGTGTTTTTGTGTTGTACACCCAAAGTTCCTGAGCTCCAATGATGTCCACTGGGTTGATACTGACCAATCTCATGCTCTTGTCCTCACGAGCATACTTGAGCTTGCTGACCAGTTTTTCCTTGCTCACACTCTTGGGAGCTCGAATTTTTTTGGTGGCTTTTTTCACGCCACGATACTGTATGATGTCATTTAAGATCTGATCAATAAATGTCATGATTCGTTTGTAGTCGGCAGCACGGTAGTGACTGTAGGCTTCTGCAAGTTGCTCATCAACACGTTCAAAGGCCTGTGCCAGTTCTGCAAATCTGGCCTGGAATACTGTTTCATACTTGGAGAGTTGGCTTTGAGGCACATTGTTGGCAGTCAAAAAGTCATAGGGCTTGAACGTGTATTTGGGATTGGCTATAAACTCATCGTAGTGCCCTTCTAGTTCACCAATGACTTCGGCTGTTTTTTCGTTGAGCCTGTCTTGTATGGTTGGTACATGGACTTTGGGTTTTTCTTCTGTTGCTACTTCTTCCACAATGTCTGCATCACCGCGGGTGATTGCTTTTTCTATCTCTGTATCTATAAAAGCAATATGTCGTGGCAACAAAGGCATACCAACACGATGTGCCATGATCAGTCCATGCACAGTCATGGGCACACTACGATCAGCACTACGCTCAAATGCTCGGATTTCTTCTTTGGTAAATTCGTGACTGTTCTTCATCCACTCTGTGACATATTTTTTGGTGTCTTTTTGTGTGAAGTAGTAGTTGTAATAATAAAAACTCTTTCTTAGATGATTGTCGAATGTAGCATCATCCATGGCACGGGCTCGTTCTGTGTCCCAGACCGGTTCTGTGCCGGTATATTTTTCATCGCCAAACAAGGCATTGCGAGTAGCTCTAACCTTGGCTTTTACTGTTTTACCATTTACCTTGATACCCATGTAGACTCCTTGACTAATACTGTATTATACTATTTTGGGAATATTTAGTCAACCGCTGAGATGACCCCATGTAATATAGCCCTCCAGGGTTTCCAAAGTCTGTACACACTGGTTTTCTAGATCAGCATATTTGGGAGTTTTTTTGTTGCCTTTACGACAGTTTACCAGTTCTATATCCATTTGTGTCCATAAGTCTCGACAATGGCGCCACATACGACGCAGATCTTCACGCTGACCGGGCGGCAGTTGCACAATGCTAAAAAATGCTTCATCTATGCGGCGTTTGAGTTCAAGATCA